CTACCGGTCGCCGAGGTCGTGGTGGATCTTGGTGTGGCAGGACTGACAGAGACTCATGAGGTTGTCCCTTGCGTGAGTGCCGCCCTTGGAAACGGGAAGGATGTGGTGAACTTCCTGTACCGGAGTCAGTCGACCTTCCTTGAGGCACACCTCACAGAGGGGATGCTCTGCCGCATAGCGGTCACGGATGCGTTTCCACGCTCTGCCGTATTTGCGGTTGACATCGGAGCTGCGCTCATATTTGTCGTACTTGCGGCGTTCCTCCACACGGTGCTGTTCACAAAACTGTCCTTCACACAGGTTGGGGCAGCCGGGATGGGAGCAGGGTCTGAGTGGTCGCTTGGGCATTCGTTCACCTCCTTCGGGCATAAGAAAAGCCCCACGGGATTTGACTCCCATGAGGCTGTCCTCGATTCTTTTTCGCTGATTATATCATATCATAATGTCGAGGTGGGCATCTACCGACAAAGGCGGGTATTTCCGGCGTCTTTCAGATTTGAATCGGGTCATCGGGTACAACCACCGCCGAAAGCGCTGCTTTGTGCCATCTGCGGATGGTGCTTTCGTCTGCGTTCAGCTCTCCGCCGATCTGCTCCCAGGTCATGTTGTGGATGTAGCGGTAGCGGAGAACCATCCGCTCGTTGACATTGGCAACGGTATCCACAGTCGTGCGGATCTGCCGTTTCAAGTCAACGAGGGTGTCGATCTCGCTGTTGACTACCTTTTCAAGGTCCATGATCTTTTCCAGGCACCGAACAAAGGGGGCATCCGTGTTGCGAGAGGTCTGCACCTTCTCCTCCCAGGACGGAGAGGAGATACCGCAGGCCATTTCCCGCAGACGGGTGATCTCCGCAATGTTGGAATCGATGCGCTGGTCGAGGCGGTATGCCTGGCTGAGATATTCCTTTGCCGTCATACGCCATACACCTCCCGGTGGAGTTTTTCAATCAGCACCTCACCGTCAAGAGAAGTAAGCGTCTGAAACCAGCCGGAGCGGAAGAACCGCTCACAATCCTTTCTGACGGATTCGGCATCCTTGTCCCAGGGGTATTTCTTCAAACGGCGCAGCGCACGGCGATGGTCTTTCGCCGCCGCCAGAATAATGGCGTTTGCGAGGTTCGTATAACAGGTTTCCATTCTCATCCCTCCAAGTTGGCCTTGACCGCATCGATGAGTGCGGTCTGGGTCTTTTCTTTTTTACGGAGCGCAGTCATAATGCGCTCGTCGATGGTGTCTTTTGCAATGATGTGGTGAATGACCACAGTATCGGCAGTCTGTCCTTGCCGCCACAGTCGGGCGTTGGTCTGCTGGTAGAGTTCCAGCGACCAGGTCAGCCCGAACCAGATGAGGGTCGAGCCGCCTGCCTGCAGGTTGAGTCCATGACCGGCAGAAGCCGGGTGGATGAGCGCCACAGGCAGTTCACCGCTGTTCCATCTGCGGATACTGTCGGAATCGTCGAGCAAGCCGAACGGGATGTGCCGTTTGTGCAGCCGTTCGGAGATACGCTCCAAGTCGTGCTTGAACCAGTACGCCACAAGGACGGGTTTCCCGTTGGCGGCTTCGATGAGATCCTCCAGCATATCCAGCTTGCGGTCGTGTATCTGAAACACACGCTTGTCCTCTCCGTAGACTGCTCCGTTTGCCATCTGGGAGAGCTTATTCGCAAGAGCCGCAGCGTTCCCAGCGTCGATTTCTTCGCCTTTCAGCGAGATGACCAGGTCTTTTTTCATGGAATCGTAGGCTTTCCACTCTTTTTCGGATAGCGTCACAATGGCGTCATTATGAACGCATTCCGGCATATCCAAATGGTCGACGGCTTTCATGGAGATGGTGATATCGGAGATGGCATCGTAGATCCGTTCCTCCGCACCGGGCAGCGGCTTGTAGCTGAACACCACCTGTCCGTTGCGCTTGTCCGGGCGGAAGAAGGTGTTTCGGTAATGGGTGATGAACCGACCGAGCCGCTTGCCCATATCGAGGATGCGAAACTCCGCCCACAGATCCATAAGACCATTACTGCTGGGTGTGCCGGTCAGTCCCACGATGCGTTTGACGCCGGGACGGACTTTTAACAGACTGCGAAACCGCTTTGCCTGGTAGCTCTTGAAGGAGGACAGCTCATCGATGACCACCATGTCGTAGTCAAAGGGGATGCCGCTCTCTTCAATGAGCCATTGGACATTTTCCCGGTTGATGATGTACACGCTGACCAGCTGCCGGAGTGCCGCCTTGCGCTCGGTTTCCGTGCCGACTGCCACCGAGTAGGTCAGCCCATGCAGATGATCCCACTTGTGGATCTCCGCAGGCCATGTATCTCTGGCGACACGCAGCGGAGCGATGACCAGCACCTTGCGAACCAGGAAGCTGTCAAGGCAGAGGTCGAAGATAGCGGAAAGCGTGATTGCTGTTTTGCTCAACCCAAGCCCATATCAAGAAATATCGCAGCAATGGGATGGCTCTCAAGGTAGTCAATGCAGAACTGCTGGTAATCGTGTGGTATGAACTTCATCGGGCATCACCTCCCTCCCAGAAGACCCGTTCCCTCATGTGTAGTGCGGCGTGCTCCGATTGTGAGCGGAGGATCATGAGGTTATCAGGATCGTTATTCCGTTTATTCCCATCAATGTGATGAACAATTTCGCCGGGGCGGAGTGGCCTTCCGAGCATCCGCTCTGCAACGACCCGATGTTCATGCCGACCGTACAGTTTTGTGTAGGTCACCCCATCACCAGAATCGAGCTTCTGTTGCCGCAGCTTCTTTCGAATTTCAGGAGTCATACGAAATGAATTTAACTCTTGATTGATCCGCACCATGTTACGGCTCATATTGCTGTAGTCTTTTAATTCCGCATATCCATTCGGATTAAATGCTTTGCTGCTGAAGTGGGCGAGGCATTTTCGGCTGCAAAAGTTATGGGTGGACACTTTACTCGCATATTTCATGAAGTCCTTGCCGCACCAATCACATTTGACCGATAATCTCACTGAGTATCCCTCCAATCTGTTCGGGGCTGTCGATGCAGTACACCGAAAAGCCGAGTGCTTCTAACTGCCTTTTTCGCCTTACTTGCAGAGGACGGAGCGTTTTGCCCGGTGCTTTCAGCTCAATGAAGGCAATTTTGCCGCCGGGCAGGAGTACCAGACGGTCCGGTACTCCATCAAGACCGGGGCTTGTAAACTTCGGTGCGAGACCGCCTTTTGCACGGACAGCCTGCACCAGCTTTGCTTCTATCGTTTTCTCACGCATAATGACCTCCTGTGTTCTCAAAACCCGAAAAGTCCTTTACGCGCGCAAATGCGGGTATTGCGTGCTTGTTGCTCTTTATTCCTTCTTCTTTCGATATATAAGAAAGGTTAGGAACACAGGAACAAGACCGCCTGTTTTCTTTGGTACTTATGGGGCCGCCGCCGTTCCCATGAGGTGTTCCCATAAATGTGCCGAGCGGGTATGCTTTTCCCCGGAACCCGTTCCGAAGGATGTCGGGTACAGTCTTTTTCATTCGGAACACTCCTTGGGAACAAAGACGTACTGCGGTCCGTAAAGCGGAATACGCACCTTGCTGTCCAGCCGCTTCCAGCCCAGACGGGCGAGGATGGCGGTCAGCTCGTTGCTGTCCGTCCTGCGGATATTGGCGCGCTCCTTGCCGAAGCACTCGCACCAGATCTCCATGTTGGACACCTGGGTACGCTTGACCGTACCATGCTTTTGGGTATCGCCGAAGTCACTGCCGGTAAGGAAATTGCGGCGCTCGAAGATGTCCATGCCGTCCCAGTCCTCCGGGAGCAGCGTGTCGAGATACAGACGGACAAGTCCTTCACGCTCATCGGACTCCATCGCCTCTCGCTGTTCGACCTTGGACAGAGCTTCCAACTCGGCACTCAGATAGAGTTTCTCGCCTTGCTTCACATACACCAGCGTCTCCGCCCAGATCTGGCAGATCAGCTCCGGGGTCAGATCCCAGGAGTGCTTGATACCCGTACCCGGCGTCTTGACCGGCCAGAAGCGGCGGTTTCCGGTGGTGTCCCGCAGATAGCCGGACTCGGCGTTGGTGGTGCCGAAGAACACGCACTGACGCAGATGGGGCGTTGCCCGTTTGCCGAAAGCCGCACGGTAAATGTCGTTCTGTCGGGAGAGGAAGGAGCGCAGTGTTTCCACTTCGGCCTTCTTCAGACCCGCCAGTTCGCCGATCTCCAAGATCCAATATCCCTGCAGTTTCTCGGCGGCGGTCTTGTCCTTGGTGTCGCCCAGATTCAGACTGTCGGAAAACCACTCTCCGGCCAGCTTGGCGATAAGGGTGCTTTTGCCCACACCCTGGGGACCGTTCAGCACCAGCATGGAGTCAAATTTGCAGCCGGGATACAGCACACGCTTGATGGCGGCGCAGAGCGTTTTCCGGGTGACGGCACGGACATATTCGTTATCGTCCGCACCGAGGTAGTCGATGAGCAGCGTATCCACACGGGGAACTCTATCCCACTCCGGCAGGTTCTCGATGAACTCCCGGATGGGATGGTAGGAGCGGTCGTCCGTGACCTTCGCCACGGCGATGTCATAGTTTCTGGCGGAGAAGGTGCCGTAGTGGGAATCCACATAGCTGATGAGCTGGGCATCGTCCGCATCCCGCCAGAATTTTGAAGGGTGCCGCCAAGGCACATCGCCCTTGATCTCCATGCCGTCCAAAAGCTGATTGAACACCAGCGGTTTTAGAAGCGGGTCGTTCGTAAGGATCACAGTGAGGTTCTGCAGCGTATTTTTCACCTTGCCGGCCTTGTCCAGCTCCAGGGCTTTCTGCCAGTCCTCGTCGGAGAACTCTTCATTTGCCTGGGCTTTGCGTTCTTCGGCGAACACCGCCTTGACCTTCTCGTCCTTGAGGGCAAAATCCGACATTGCCTGAAAGGACGGCAGCTTGCTGGGTGCGGTATCCGGGGCACACTTATCGTCCAGGTCACGGAAACGGTGCAGGCGCACCAGGTCAAAGGCGTTCAGCAGCCGACCGCAGACCGGGTCTGTGGCATGGTGGCTGTATGCGAACTTGCCATCGTAGACGATGACACCGGCAGAAGAATCGGCGGGGATATAGTCGTAGCGTCCGTTCATGGCAGACGGCGCATACACATCCGAAAGGAAGGCGTCGATGGCTTCCTCCACGGTATAGGCACGGCAGAAAGCACCTACCACACCCGGCTTTGTCAGCGGGTCGGCCTGCTGGGCAATGCTGTGCTGCACCACCTCGGACTGACGGCTGGAAACCGGCCAGGTGGAGACATCGTGCCAATCGTCGTAACGGGAAAGGTATTCATCCGGGTCAAGCTCCGCACCGTCCTGCACCTTGTAAAAAAACTCGCCGTTGGCTGAGGTGGAAGGCCAGTACATGAGCCGGGATGCTTCATAGGTGGTATCGTCAAAGAGATCGATGCCAATCTCCTTTGCCACCATGCGGGCGACTGCCGGGTATTCCTCCTCGCTGATCTCCCGTTTCAGCGGGATAAGCAGACGAAGACGTGGATGCTCCGGTGTGTGTTTATGGGTAGAATAGACGCAGCACTTGAAGTCGTGGAACAGCGTAATTTCATCCCAGATGTCCGGGGTACCGTAGTCCATATCCAGGGTGAGCAGAGAGCGGCACAGCACCATGCCGTTTTTGCGGCGACCTTCCCGGAGGTGTCCGCCCACGAAGCCGCCCACATCCTTGATGCCGTCCTGCTGACCTTTTTTCAGCTTGCGGTATTCCTCGACCGTTTCGGTGGTGCGGATGGTGCTGCCGCAGCGGGCGCAGAGATCCGCCCAGGAGACGTCCTGATTCTTCCACTTTTTATCCATGCGGCTGTTGCCGACTGCGATCTTCATCTGCGTACCTCCTCACAGGTTTCGGTAAAGTAGCGGATAAGCTGTCCTTTCCGCTTGGCCTTCTCAATTTCAATGCTCATGCCGCTGGTAATTTTCTCGCCGAACACCCACAGCTCGGCACACTTGGAAAGCAGGACGATGTCCATGAACAGCGCCAGGTCACGCTCTTTGCGGTCGTTATCATTCATGAATTGGGTGAAATAGATGTGCGGCGCAATGGGGACGCACCCGGCACCCACAGCGAAGCGGCAGTAAGTACGGGCATTCTCCTGGTTCTTCACCATGTCCCCGGCAAGCGGAGAGCAGATATACACCACAGGACGGAAGGCTCGGAGTGCCTTGGCTTCTTTCTCAATTTTCGTGAGTGCCTCATACGCCGTAGGGTCGTAGTAGCCTTCAGAATTGCGCATATTAACGCCCATCATCGCCGCCGCCTTTCCTTCCGCCATAGTAGGTATCGATGAGATCCTGACGATCCAATGCGATCAATCGATCCATGACGGCCTTTTTCTCTTTTTCGTTCTGTTCGACAGTTTTGAAAAACGGACACGTTTTGCTGCCAAAATTACTGGTTCTCAGAACATAGCAGAAGCCTTCTTTATTACCGACACAGTGATGTTGCGGACAAACGACTTTCTTTTCCAGCCGCCTGTTTTCACGCTGTCGTTCACGATTTTTCATAGGGTTGACCTCCTAATCCTTTTTATAAAAATCACAGACATAGCCGTCTGCCCGGAGCAACAGCCCCGATGCCCAAGTGGGCGTTTGCTCCATGACGGAGCAGATATTCTCCAAAGAGGTATCCGGCGGCGCTTCGATGACCGCCTCATCGTGGACGTGCATGACGATGCGGTATCCGGCAGCATTCAGCCGGAGCATGGCTTCTGCAAGAATGTCCCTTGCCGTCGCCTGGACGATGTTCTCCACGAACTTGGGACCGTAGCTTTCCAGCCGCAGCCACTTTTTCTGTTCTCCGACGCCTTCATAGGTCACGGACTCATTGCCGAAGCGGTTCAGACCCATCTTTGGTTTCACATATACGAGCCTTCTGCCGGATGGCAGCACCACGAACATCATGCCGCTCTGATAATAGAAGTGGATGCCGTGTGTTTCCGTGGCGGTCCGCTCCCGGACGCAGGTGGAAGCCGCTTTGTCCACATCCCACCAGAATTTCGTGATGTGAGGATTCGACAGCCGCCAGGCATCCACCAGGGGCTTCAGTTCTTCCTCCTGCAAACCGTAATTCAGTGCGCCCATTGCTTTCAGCGCACCAACCGAGCCGCCGTAGCCCAGAGCCAGCTCGGCAATTTTGCCTTTCTGCCGCAGGTGCCCGTTTACGCCGTGTTTTTCCACGGGAACATGGAACATCTGCGAAGCGGAAGCGCAGTAAATGTCGCCGCCCTTTGCAAAAACCTCCTGCCGCCAATGCTCTCCGGCGATCCATGCGATGACCCTCGCCTCGATGGCGGAGAAGTCCGCCACATAAAAGCGGCAGCCGGGTTTCGGCACAAAAGCGGTGCGGATAAGCTCGGACAGCACCAGCGGCACGGAGTAATAGAGCATTTCCACGGCGTCCGAGTTTCCGCTGCGGACCAAGGCTCGTGCGGTGTCCAGATCCGGCAGATGGTTCTGCGGCAGGTTCTGCACCTGGATGAGCCGACCGGCATAGCGACCGGTACGGTTGGCACCATAGAATTGGATCAGCCCTCTGGCACGGTCATCTGTGCCGACCACCGTCTGCATGGCGGTGTATTTCTTGACGCTGCTCTTGGCAAGCTCCTGCCGCAGGGAAAGGGCAAGCTCCACCTCGCCGTCCGCCTTTTCGAGCATCTCTGCCACGGCGGCTTTGGAAAGCGAATCTGCCTCCACGCCTTTTTCGGCAAGCCACGCCTTGAGCTGCACTGGGCTATTTGGGTTATCCAAGCCGGTGACGGAGCGTGCCTGCTCCATGTGCGTCCGCTTGAAGCGTTCATCGCAGCGAATCGCCTGGGTGACGAGGGTGCGATCGAGCATGATGCCCCGGTCGTTGATCTGCTGGTCGAGGGTGTAGTTGCGCCACTCGGATTCCGTGACCGGAAACTTGGAGAGCTTCTGCTGAATGGACATTTCCGTTTCCACATCCCGGAGGTTGTAGGCTTTGAACAGCGACCATTTCTCCGGAGCGTCTGTCGGATAATGTCGAATAAGCGAGCCGTCTCTTGCTTTTGCCGGAGTGCAGAAATACCGGATGAGGTCTTTGCCTTCTTTGAGCTTCTGCTTTTCGAGACCCAGCACGGCACCGACGCCTTCCAGCGAAAGCGGCAGTCCCAGTGTTGCTGCCCAGACCATCGTGCAGTGCCAGGAGTCTGGGGCGAGATATTGCCCGGTAGGGTATCCGAGATAACGGGACAGGCACACACGCTCGAACTGTGCATTGAACGCCCATTTGGTCACGGCGGGGTCGGTCAGCGCAGAGCGGACATCGGCGGGAAGTGTTTCTCCGGCAGTCAGATCCACGACCTTCACCGGTGCACCGTCTGCGGAGTATCCGAAGAGCAGCACCTCAAAATCTGGGGCTTCGGCATAGCGGTACACGCCGCATTTTGTCAAATTTTCCGAAGAATAGGTTTCCAAGTCCAAGGAAAGCGTTCTTATTTGAGCCATTTGAAAGTCCTCCCGCATTTTACGGCACTGATGGTTGCTTGAGAAACGCCATAGATAGCAGCAAGCTCTGAGCCTTTTATTCCACAGAAAAGGCTGAACCTTATTGCATTGACGTCCTCAATACTCAACTTGCGCCACACGCCACCTTGGTGATATACATCGAGAATGTTTTCGGTTCTTGTGCCGTAGCGAAGGTTTGACAGCCGGTTGTCTGTCGGAACACCATTGATATGCAATATTTCTGTACCGATTGGCGGCGAACCGACGAAGGTAAGCATAATAAGCTGGTGAACAGGTGTACCTACCGCCTTGTGGCCTAATACGACAGAAATATGTCCTGATTTGCAATATTGCCCAGGCTTCAACACGCGTCCTTGCATAGTTCTATAGCACTCTTTCCCAAAGCGTGATTTTCCGGTGCGAACCTTGTGAGACACACTTCTAATACGGCCGAGAGTGCTTGCCTGATATCTGCCCTCATATCCGGGGATATCTTTCCATTGTTCTTGCATTACAAACTCCTTCCTACGGAATATGGGTGGCAGAGGTCGATGTCTGCCACCCACAGAGCCGTCTGGGGTTACTTCATTTCCTTCATGCGCTTCTCGTGGTATTCCAGGTCACGGGAAGCCTGTTCCTTTTCACGCTTTTCACGCTTGCGGTCATTGCTGATGCCCTGCACCAGCCACACGAAGAAGCCGATGCTGACGCAGGCCCAGATGCCAAGAAGGGCGGTTACGAGGATGTTCTGAATCATTTCCATTGTGCTGCACCCCTTTCTCAGGACAGGAAGTCATCGTCCAGGTCGGTGGCAAAATCGTCAGCCGCAGAGGACTTACCGCCGAGGGGTTCCCCGTCACGAACCTTCTGGATGTTGCCAAGACCACAGGCGATGCCGCGGTTGCCGTTGGAGTTAAAAGCGTAGAAGTTCACGGACACTCTGGCGTAGCAGCCGGAATACACCTCGGAGCGGTCAAGGATCGGCTGGACGCTGCGGTCTACGATCTGGGGCGCGGTGGTGCTGTTGGCGTTTACGAAGAAGCTGTTCTTGTAGGCTTCATCGTCACGCTCGGTATCGCCGTCACGGAGCGGGAGCTTCAGAGCCGCCTTGTTGGGGATCTTCCCGCCGAACTTGGCGACGCCCTCCTTGATGGCAGCGTCCACGGCGGCGTTGATGGCGTCGAGGGTCTGCTTGTCGGATTTCGGGATAATGAGGGAAACGGAATACTTGGGGTTGCTGCCATTGATGGAAGCAGGCTCCCACACGTTTGCATAGGACAGGCGGACAACGCCGGTCACAACTTTGGTCGAATTCATCTTGTTAGCCATAATTACAGTTCTCCTTTATAGTCAGTAAAGTCTTGTTTTGCACCCGTCGTCGTAATAGCCGGACGCCGGTCGGATGCGGGAACGAGCGTCGGCTTTCCTTTGGGCTTGACGACCAGACCGCCGAGCACCTCGGCAAAGGTCTTTTTGCCCATGAGCTTCTCCATCTCGGTGATGGGAATGAGAGATTTCTTGAAGATGTCGGTATAACCGGCCGCACGGGCGGCGGCGACAACGGCATCCTCGTCGGTGTACTTGCGATTGGTGCGGCTCTCCACCAGCTTGTAGCCGGGCCACTGCTTTCCGTGGTTGACCGCTGCGTCCTGGGCGTATGCCATGAGCTCATTTGCCCATTTGGTGAGGTCGTCCAGCTTGCCGAGAATGTCGCCGATCTCCGCATCAGAAAGCAGAGGCGGCTGGGCAAACTCGTATTTTGCGAGTTGGAGCTTGGCATCGGCTCTGGCACGGCACTTGACCGCCGCCTTGCAAAACTGGCACCAGCTTCCGGGGCAGTATTCGCCTTCGCCCTTGAAGGCAAGCTCTGCCTTTGGCTTCAGCGTCTTTTCCGCCCAATCCCGAAGTTCAGCAACGGAAATGCCCCATGTGCTGACATTCTCCCGGCGTGGCTGGTAGATGGTCATGGAAACCGTCTCGATGTCGTAAAGGCAATCGAAGATGCGGAGTGCTCCGAGCGCATACAGCATCATCTGAGGATTCTCTTCGGCATTCACCAGAACCCCTTGACCGTATTTCAAATCAATAATGTGGAGGAGCTTGTCCGCCACGATGAGGCAGTCGCCGGTACCGAAGCCGTCCGGCACATAGCAGGAGAAGTCCAGCCGCTGCTCAATGAGCACCTTGGGGTCGGGACAGTCCTGCCGAGCTTCCTCGATGGCGTCCAGAACGAATTCCAGATAGCCGTCCGTGTACATCTCCATTTCGTCGGAGTCGTACTTGCTGACCGGGCGGGTGGAGCGCATCTTCAGTGCCTTGCGGAGCTTATGTTCCGCAAGTGCGTGAGCGGCTGTGCCTTCGGCTGCGGCTTCCGTTTCTCTGTCCTCGAACTCCAATTCCAGCCGAGCGGAGGGATTGCAGTGAAGCCAGCGGTGGGAGGAGGATGCCGAGAGGACTGCATGACGATTAGGGGGCATCCTTCAGCACCTCCACATCCTTGAGCAGCGCCTCATAGTGCTTGGGGTCGATACCGGAGAGCTTCGGTGCGCCGTACTTTTTCAGGAGCGCCTGAATCTCGGTCGTGAATCCGGCTCGGCTCTTTTCACCGAGGACTGCCCGAACTTCCTCCAGTGTCAGTTCCTTTTTGGGTGCGGGAGCTTTCGGCTCTGCATCGACAGTCGGCTCATTCTGTAGCATGGCATCAGCCACAGCCTGAACGCTGTCCGCCAGGGAGCGAAGATCATCGACCACATCGAGAAGGAGCTTGACCTTACTCATGTGTGCCACCTCCCATCGGAACTTCGGTGATGGCAATGGACTCGACCGAGTTGCCGGGAACCACGACCATGACCTTCTGCTTGGGACCCAAGAGCAGGGTGAAGAGCTTTTCACGGATGCTGACCGTTCTGCAAGCGACTACACCGCCGTTTTTGGGCTTGTCTGAAACACGGATATTCAAGTTGTGTCTCATACGGGGTTATCGTCCTTTCCGGAGGGCTTGTATTTTGTTGCCTTCCGGTGTACCCAGAAAAATCGGGGTTTTGTCAGGGTGTCTGGCGGAAAAATTTCAAAAACTTTTTTCTGCCTGCCTCGATGGACTCGGAAACAGACTGAAAACTGGCCTCTTCGATAGCTGCGATTTCACGCAGGGTCTTGCCGTTTGCGTACAGCCGAAGTCGGCGCTGCTGAGTGGCGGTCAAATGCGAGAAGGCTTCTCGGATACGAGCGGTCTGTTCTACCGAATCATCCTCTACGGCATATTCATCGCAAACGCCGTATTCCTCGCCCTCGTAGTCGATGGCGTCGTAGGAATAGCAATGGCAGCGATGCCGTTCGTCCTGCGCGTGCTCCGCCTTGCGGCTGTCGATGATGACGGCACCGATTTCGTCAGAAACCTCGACCTCCGTCACTGTTCCGTCCAAGAATGCGTATTTGATTTTCATAATGTGTCCTTTCCGCTTGAGGCGGCACCGAGCGGTCGGGACACAAAAAGAGCCGGAGGTCACGATGGACACACCGGTAGGCAACACCTACAAGAAGGCATGGCAAAGCACGGTGGGAACATCGAGTTCAAAAAATCCCTGTTGGGGTTTTCGGTTCTCTATGTATCCCGCCGCCTCTAATGCGCATCTCAAGGCCTTGAGATTAAATTTGGTGGGGCTGCTTGCCCCAAGGGTATATAAGGTTTTTCAGATCTTCGGGAAAAACAAAAGACGGCCGGGACATAGCGCACCCCACGAAGGGGAGGCTAAATCCTGGCCGTCTTGCAGCTCTGCGGACTTGTTATTCTCTTTTGCGCTTAAGCAGCGCGGGGATGGCTTTTTACATGAAAAGCACTGGTGCTGATTCGCGTCATAACCGTTTCGGTATCTCGCAGCGTCACTGTGAAGCTGTCGCCCACAGGCACGGTCATTCTTACCGCACGGTTTTTGTGCTGGATCTCAACGATCCCTGTCTGGGCATCCGCCATGCAGACGAGATGTCCCTTACAATCTCGGTACGCTACCATCGGGGTCCTCCTTTCTTACTGTAGTCATAGGCACCACCTCCTTAATGTTGCCTTGTTAGCAAACTTGCTAACACTCGCTGTAAAAAAACACAGCGGGCGGTAAAACCCGCTGTAGTTTTCGATATGGACGCTCAAGAACCGACTACGCCTGCAAAATCCATAATGGCAGAAGCGTAGGAATAGTCGGTCGTATCATTGGCTTTGATGTAACCGAGGTCTTTGAGCCTGTTTGTCGCCGCCTGGATGGAAACATCGAAGCAGTCAGACATTTTGGCAATCAGTATCGCACGGGAAGTAGGAGTTTTGAGCTTGTCCTTGCTGGACCGTGCCAGCAGATCCACCGAGCACTTCGGCATCAGAACGGCAGCGGACAGATGGTTGGCTTGCCATTCCATCCAGTCATGGTCGTCCCATTTGCGAGTGTCCGATTTATTTGTCGTGCCATTGTCGACCCGGCACTGTATCATAGGGGCGATGAGCTCATCGTCAAAAATGGATACCTGGTCGGGGTTATAAGAGAAATAGCCGGAATGGAAGATGTCATGCCCACCCTCGTGTCCGAGCGTGAAGCGGTAACGATGTCGCTGGCTCTCATCCAGAAGGCGGTTGTCGATGATGACGGTTCGGGCCTTGGCGCTGATATACTCCGCCCGATTTGTGACAGGGTCAAAAACCGGCACCTTATTGGTGTCGTTAAAAACAGTCATCCCAAGGTACACGCCATTATGGGAGAGATATTGATAATCCGGCGTCATTCCGAGATAGAATTCGATAAAGCCCTCGATGTCCACGGGAGAGGGGTTCGTGAGGACTTCCGGCTGAAAATCCTGTACGAAACGCTCTCCGATGGCATCGATCTCGGCTTTGCTCAAAATCGGGACACCGTTGTTCTTCACTCGAAGAGAGGGAGTGTACATCTTTATAAATTACCCCTTTCGCTGCCGGAGCTCCTCGACGAACTTCAACCAGTCAGCTTCGCTTGCATCAAGGTCACGTGCCGTGCGAAGCGCAGCGGACACATAGTCGTGTTCCATGATATAGTTGGGCAGGTCTGGGGCAACGGAGTTTCTTTTCTTGCCGGCCAGATCATACATCGTAGTCTTATCCTCGTCGTTCAGCATGAGAATTTGGGAAATCAGCTCCAGCTTCTCCATTTCGGGAGGATTGCGGCGGTCCTTCTCAATGTCGGTCAGATAGGGCGCAGTGATCCCTATCATTTCCGCCATCTTGCGGAGCGTGATCTGTTTCTCTGTGCGTTTCCTTTGAAGGAACTCTCCAAAATTCTGGTACTGTGTGTTCATGTCGTTCACCTTTTCTACTTTACATTATAAGCCCTATCTTGATTCATTCAGCCTGTTTGCGGCACTGTTATCATACTTGCGGGCAACTTCTCATCACAACGGTGAATCGAATTAGCACGGATGCTTGTACGCTTGTTAGCAACCTTGCTAACACTATTATACGCAAGACATAATTACTTGTCAAGGGGTAAAGCAGAAAAATATTTGAAAAATATCGCTTATTGATACATTAGCCCTGGCATTTTGACTTTATCTCTTCCGTCTGTGGGCATTTTCAAATCGCCCATGAGGCAGGCGTAAGTGATGGCGCTCTTGCCGAAACGGCCACGGATCTCCTCCACAGCGTCCTGGACTTTCTCCATTGCCATGCGGTGCTGGACATTATCAAACAGCGTGAGCTGCTCGGCGCTGTCTTTGGGTGAGAGTTCAATGGCACGGACAGTGACCGCTCTGACCTTCGTGTTCCAGGAATACCGCTCTTTGAAACTCCGAAATGCGGCGGCGGCGATTTCCGAGGGAAGCTGTGTCTTGAGCGGCAGCTTGCATTGATACTGTGAGCCGAACAGGTCATTGCCCCGGACATGGACTTGGACGGTACGGGTGGCGAGGTTATGCAGCCGAAGGCGGTGACCGATATCCTGAGAAAGAGCGAAAATGACCTTCCACACTTCTTCTTCATTTTCCAGGTCGGAAACACAGGTGATGCCGTGCCCGACTGATTTGACCGGGGAAACGAAATCCTTATGCATGACTCTGGAATGGTCTCTGCCATTGGCATAAGTCCACAGTGCGAGACCGTTTACCCCCAGAAGCCCTTTCAGAAACAGCGGGTCACAACCGGCAACTTCTCCGATCGTATGGATGCCGTACTGCGCCAGCTTCTTGGTGGTGGCGGGACCGCAGTAAATCATGTCACTACATGGGAGCGGCCAAACCTTCTCTTTGTAGGACTCCGGTGAGATCTCCGTAATGGCATCCGGCTTTTTTAGATCGGACCCCAGTTTGGCAAACACTTTATTAAAGGATACGCCAATGCTGACGGTCAGTCCGAGTTCCTCTTTCACGGAGCGGCGGATATTTTCTGCAATCGTCTTGGCATCGCCGCAGACATACCGACTGCCGGTCACATCGAGCCAGCATTCATCCATGCCGAATGGCTCCACCATATCAGTGTATCTTTGGTAGATAGCTTGGGTCAGTTTAGAGTATTTGAGATATTGGTCGTATTGCGGCGGCACGATGATGAGGTCACGACAGCACTGCTTCGCCTCCCAGTTGACCATCCCGGTCTTTACACCGGCTTTCTTCGCCAGTTCAGACTTGGCAAGCACGATGCCGTGCCTGTCCTCCGTGCATCCGCAGACTGCCACCGCCTTTCCTCTAAGACTTGGGTCGAGCATTGTCTCAACGGAAGCGTAAAAGCAATTCAGATCACTGTGGAGAATGGCGTGATTCTGCATAATTCCATCTCCTTCAATAAAACTTCATTAAAACCTATTGACAAGGTGAAGAAAGTGAAGTATGTTATATGCGTAACTTCATCAAACTTCACCTGCATAATAGCCCGGCGATGAAGTTTTGTCAATAGCTCAGATGAAGTTGATGAAGTTACGAGATGAAATTTATCGAAAGAAGGTATCCTATGACTTTCTCGGACAAGATCAAGGTGGCCAGAGAGCAAGCGGGTCTGACCCAACAACAGCTTGCTGATAGCACTGGCGTTTCCAAGCGGACAATTGCTTCCTATGAGTCCGGCGGCGCAATTGCCAGGGCTTCCACGATGTTGAAGCTCGCAAAAGCACTGAATGTATCCTCGAAGTATCTTTCCGATGATTCCTGCCGCAATCCAAGAGCCGACATTGAGAAAGACGGCTATCTTGAAGAAGCCCGTGAGCTATATGGCTTTTCCGGGGCTCGTGATGTTGACCAGCTTCTTCGGGATAATGCGGCACTGTTCGCGGGTGGTGAGTTGTCCCAGGAACAGAAAGATCAGTTCTTTGAGGCGGTCATGCGGGCATATGTTGCTTGCAAGGATGAAGCAAAGGTGAAATTCGGCCGCAAGAACAAGTAGTGTCCGTTTTATGGGACAGTTACCGTTGTATAATTACAGCATGGGGCCAGTATACCCATTTTACATAAGGAGGAGGTGAGCCTGTGTCATACGCAGAAGTGTGCGGCGCAGTCGAAGCCCTACAAAAGAAATACCACGAAAGCAATCCGTTCCGGCTTTGCGAGGATATGAACATCCTTCTGCTCAGTCAGGCTCTCGGAAATGCCCCGGATGCCATAAAGGGGTTTTACTTAGAGAGCAAGCGGATACGAACGATCACAGTCAACTGTGACCTGCCGGAAGCGGTTCAGAGAATCATAGTAGCCCATGAGCTGGGTCATGCGGTGTTGCACCGACATTCGGGAATTCATGCATTTCACGATATCGGCCTATTCGATGAGAGTTCGCTGTTGGAGAAGGACGCTAATCTGTTTGCTGCCGAGTATTTGCTTAGAGACCAGGATGTCCTTGAAACACTCAACCGTGATACCACTTTTTTCTCTGCTGCTGCAATGCTCCGCGTCCCAGCGGAACTGCTTGATTTTAAATTCCGTGTGCTGAAGTGGAAGGGCTATAAGCTGATAGAGCCGCCAATCTCGGCGCGGAGTAATTTCCTTGCCAACATGGAGGTGCCGGATGATGCAGACTGCTACGGTGAATAAGCCGCTGAAAGTATATGTAGCCGTCAAAGCTGATTTTGCCGCTGACGGCACGATGTTTCCCAGGATCATCACTTGGGAGGACGGCGAAAAATATGAGATAGACCGTGTGTCCGATATCCGTCAAGCTCCTGCGCTGAAAGCCGGAGGCCAAGGCGACCGTTATACGATATGGATCGGCGGTCACCAGAGCTATCTGTTCTTCGAGCGCAGTGCAGACCTTACCGGAAACAACATCGGCCGATGGTTTGTAGAGCGGAGGCAGTAGGCGATGATACTACGGATTATAGATGAGATAGAAAAGGCGCTGAGTCATGACCTATACTTCGCAGCGCTGAACCTGGCGCTCACACTGCCCGACATCTGCGGAAAGGCAGAATACCCCGATCTGCGCACGGGTGAGCGCTATAAAAAGTGGTATGATGAAATTGTGGGTGTGACGGAGAAGCCTCCAAAGCGTACTGAGGACGAGCCGGAAATGCCGTATTTAAGCGGTGAGGTGGTATATAGCCTCCGCTGCTCATTGCTCCATGAAGGAAATCCGAATCTGCAGAAAAATGGGAAGCATCCCATCCCAATCGACCGCTTTTCGTTGGTGATTCAGTCAGAGCAGCCGTTTCGCATTTACGGCGGAGAAGGCAGCAGTTTAATGACAAGCTCTGACGGCACGGAAGTCCGCAGTTACCGAGTAAATGTGCGGAGGCTGTGCATGGTGCTGTGTTTGTGCGCCAGGGGGTACTATAAGGAAAACAAGGATAAATTCAATTTTTACAACTACGAGCTTATCGATTGGGATGAGGTCACAGCCTCTTTGCATCCCGTCGATATGGAAGAAATGTTTCGGAAACTCGCAGATCCAAGTCTCTCCGCAAAAGAGCATAGCGGCGAAAGTACGGATGAATAGGCAAAAACGATGCCGGACTGACACCAAAAGCGTGGGCAGTCCGGCATCTTTCAATTAGTTATCGGCCTCCTCACTATCTATGGAACTTTCGGCGAGAGCTGCTGCAGCTTCACGCTCACGGCGGGCTGCCCAGCCACCTTTCGCCCTGGGTGCGTATGCCGATTCCAGCGCATACATGATGCCTTGTTCGTCGGCAAAGTAAATACCGGGGACATTCCAATTATCCTCGGCATTCCAGTCCATCAGCTTTCTGACCATATCCACGACCGTGGCGTTGCTGATTTTGATCTGCGCTTTCTGCACGCCTTCCGGCTTAGAGAAGCGCACGGCATTCGGAGCGTCCTCCTTGCAGGCCCGGATGGCGAACTGCTTCGACTTCGGTTCGATCAGGAACTGGATGTACTCCGGGAAGTGGAGCTCCTGTGCGGTCTGCACATTGAACTTCACGATATTGCCTGCGAAAGTGCAGACAGAGGCGGAACGGGTTTTAATAAGGTCGATGACAGAAAATTTTTCAAACACGGTAGTTACTCCTTCTGAATTACAATAAAGTTTTCGTCCTCCTCGGCAACGACCGGGGCGGGTTCTGGTTTTTGGGTCGCGGAGATAAACAGGTTGTCCACATACTCCTCGTCCCACGATGGGTCGACGATCATGAAGCCGGACAGAGCTCCCTTGACCACGATGCGTGGCTTCCGGTGGGTGCTGCGCCGTTTTCGATACCGTCGTTCTTTGCGGATCTGCTGCGCCAACAGCCAGTCGTTTTTCTCGATGATGGGGATATGATGCCCCTCAACGAAATACTGCGGTTCTATGCCGTTGTTCTTTACACTCTTATGCGTGAAAAAGTCTATCGTAACTGTTTTTTGACACAGGGCGTCCCCGCAGAACTTTTCGTTTTTAAGGATGCCCAGGACACTGCCGGAGCTCCAAACCGATAGACCTTTTACAGTAGGAATGCCGCTCTTCGTCAGCAATTCCGCAATTTGCGTGGATGAATAGCCGTCCAGATAAAGACTGTATATGGTTCTGACAATATCCGCTTCGTCCTCTACGATCTCCCAGTTCTTTTCATCATCCAGCCGATAGCCGAGCAGAGCCCAACTGGGGTAGATCCCAAGCCCCTGCGCTCTTCGGCGCTTGAATGACCATTTCAGACTGTTGGATTTTTGTTCGGACTCACTTTGCGCCACGAGGCTCAATACGGTAATGACCATATCGCTGCTCTTATCCAGCGTGTTGAGCTTCTCGGTCTCAAAGTACACGCCCACAGGCGGGTCGAGCTTTCGCAGCATGAAAATGTAGTTCAGACTGTCCAGCACATTTCTGGCAAAACGGCTGACCTGCTTCGTGATGATAAGGTCGATCTCTCCCGCTTTGCATTTTTTCAATCATTTCGAGAAAGTGCTCACGGTGCAGAACAGAAGTGCCGGAAATGCCCTCATCGGCGAAAATACCGGCAAACTCCCATTCCGGATTCTCCCGGATCATACGGGTATAGTTTTGCACTTGAAGCTCGTAACTGCTTGCCTGGGTGTCCTCATCCGTGCTGACACGGCAGTACGCACACACACGAAGTTTCTTCTTTTCGGTTTCCGCTTCCATATCCCTTTTTGCGGGAATGATCTGTACCTCCTTTTGCGGACCGTTGATGTATGCGTCACGGATGGCGTTCTTGGTGGACTGCCTTTTTTCCTCGCTGCGACCGCGAGGTCGAAGTGGTTGTTTCTTCGTTATCTTCATAGGTTCACCTCCTCCTGCCGCAGATTATGTGGGCAGATAAGCCCACACCGCAGCTCGGAGCCGGCGAATCCTATTATATCGTGAAAATATGAAAACCGTTAACTTGAACTGCAATTAGCACTCAAGTTAACGGTATTGGTGTAAAAAAATAAGAAGCCTTCCAGCTCCTTATTTCAGCATCGGTGATTTACTTTTCATTATTCATGGCTTTCAGCATCTGGTTCGCCGCTTTCTTTTGTTCCGGCGTGAGGTTGACCCAGTTTTCAAACAGCTCTTTGAGTTCCGGGCTGATTTCAACCATCTCACCCTCGGCAAAGAACTGCGCCATCGTGATGCCGAATCCCTTACAGATCGCTTCCAGCGTTGCGAGTGAGGGGACTGTATTCCTCCTATAAATATTCGCAATCGTGGACTCGGATAAGCCACAGTTCTTTGCCAGCCTATACTCAGTCCAACCGCGCTCGTTTAAGAGCTGCCGGAGCCTCTCGTGCGTGTCCATAGCATCACCACCCTTCCTGTAATTATTTTACCCGCAAACTAAAAGGTATTGTACTGGCTACTTGTACTGAACATACCGTTATGTTAAACTGTATAATAACGGGAATTCAGTACGGAGGGATGACAATGCTGACCGAGGAACAAAAAAGGATGCACAGAGTGTGTTTTACGGGCCACCGCCCGGAGAAGCTGAAACAGCCTGAAAGCGTGATCGTGAGAGCTCTGGAAACTGCGATCAAAGAAGCGATTGCAGACGGAAAGAATGTGTTTATTTCCGGGATGGCTCGTGGGGTGGATATCTGGGCGGCTGAGATCGTGCTGCGCCTTCGAAATGAGGGGCAGAATGTAAAGCTGATTTGCGCCAGCCCATACGATGGCTTTGAGCGCGGGTGGAGCGCCGAATGGCAACGGCGATACAATGTCATCCTTGCGGCCGCCGACCTCGTGCGTTTTATCTGTCCGGGATACAGCAGAGCTTGCTTCCAAATCCGTAATGAGTGGATGGTCGACCATTCGGCACTGGTAATTGCTGTGTTCAACGGACAGCCCAGCGGCACCAAGAACACGATTGATTATGCCAAGCGGAATGGTGTTCCTTGCCGGAATATACTCTCCGAAACATGAAATTTTTATTCACAAATTTGAGGATTATCTTGTTTTTGAGCGAGATTGATGATATAATAATCTTGAATTAGTATGTGCAGAAAGCGAGGACGGTCAACATGGGCGTTTCTTACAAGAAATTATTTAAACTGCTTATCGATCGGGGCATGAAGAAGAAAGACCTGCAAGAGGCTGCTGACCTCAGTCCCGCAGCAGTTACAAAGCTCGCAAAAGACGAGTATGTACGGCTCGATGTGCTTGTGAGAGTTTGTTGCGCATTGGGCGTCGATATCGGTGACATCATGGAAGTCACAAAAGATGAATAAAGGCATCTATAAATAGACCGAGTATATTTTGTAAAAGTCCGCAGCCATGCTGCGCTCTTTTACCCCCATTAACTTCCGATAATTTCGAGTTATCGGAAGTAACAGAAGGAGGCATTGGCATGGGCGACCTTATGAAAAAACATGAAATGACAGAGGAGGATATTAAACTTCAGTTCATCACCCCGGCCATTGAGGGCGCTGGCTGGGATAAGCAGAAGCAGATCCGCATGGAGTACAACTTTACAGACGGTCGTGTCATCGTCCGCGGAAATGTTACAGCCAGAGGAAAAAGAAAGCGCACAGACTATCTGCTTTACTACAAGCCCAATATTCCCTTGGCTATCGTCGAGGCAAAGGATAACAGACACAGTGTCGGTGCCGGGATGCAGCAGGCCATCGAATACGCCGAAGTACTGGACATTCCGTTTGTGTACAGCTCGAATGGCGACGGCTTCCTGGAACACGATATGAAGACCGGGAAAGAGCGTGAACTGACGCTTGAGCAGTTTCCCTCGCCGCAGGATCTCTGGCAGCGGCACATCGGGGACGAGCACTTCACACCGGAGCAGGAGCAACTCATCACCGAACCGTATTATTTCCAGCCGGGCGATAAGACCCCTCGCTATTATCAGCGCATCGCCATCAACCGCACCGTTGATGCAGTAGCTCGTGGGCAGGATCGCATCCTCCTCGTTATGGCGACCGGTACAGGCAAGACCTATACCGCTTTTCAGATTATTCATCGCCTGTGGAAATCCGGCCGAAAGAAAAAGATCCTGTTTCTTGCTGACCGCAACATCCTCGTTGACCAGACCATGCAACAGGACTTCAAGCCTTTTGCAAAGGTTATGACGAAAATTGAGGGCAAAAAGCTGGACAGCTCCTACGAACTGTATCTGTCCCTCTATCAGCAGTTGGCGGGCGACGAGAACGAAGAGCCGTTCCGTGCATTTCAGCCGGATTTCTTCGACCTCATCGTCATTGACGAGTGTCACCGTGGCAGCGCCAAGGAGGACTCCCGTTGGCGCAGGATACTCGAATACTTCCACAGCGCCACGCAGATCGGTATGACTGCTACGCCGAAGGAAACGAAAGAGGTATCCAATATCTCTTACTTCGGTGAACCCATTTATACATACAGCCTGAAACAAGGTATCGACGACGGCTTCCTTGCACCGTACAAAGTTCTCCGTGTCGGTCTGGACAAAGACCTGGAAGGTTGGCGTCCAACGGCAGGGCAGCACGACATCTACGGGTACGAGATCGAGGATCGGGAGTACAATACCAAGGATTACGACAAAAACCTCATTATCGATGAGCGCACCACTGCCGTGGCAAAGCGCATCACTCGTTTTTTGAAGGAGAACGACCGCTTTGCCAAGACCATCGTTTTCTGCGTGGACATCGACCATGCAGAGCGGATGCGGCAGGCGCTCGTGAACGAAAACAGCGACCTCGTAGCGGAGAATGCCAAGTATGTCATGCGTATCACCGGCGACAACGCCGAGGGCAAGGCACAGCTCGACTACTTCATCGCAGAGGACAGCAAATATCCCGTGATCGTTACGACCTCCAAACTGATGACGACTGGCGTGGACTGCAAAACGTGCCGGCTCATCGTTCTGGACAACAACATAAACTCCATGACCGAGTTCAAGCAGATCATCGGTCGTGGCACACGCCTCAAGCCCGACTATGGCAAAGAGTATTTCACCATCATGGATTTTCGCAACGCCTGCCGACTTTTCGCAGACCCGGAATTCGATGGCGATCCGATCTCTATCATTGATGATGACGATGATCCCGGCGAAGAGCCGACCATTGACCCGCCGAAGCCGCCCGCTCCGACTCCCGGCCCCGGTGGGGACACGGACGACCCGCCCGAAAAGAAGCATAAATTCCGGGTGCGTGGTGTCGAGGTCACGATTTTGAACGAGCGTGTCCAATACTACGATAAGGACGGCAAGCTCATCACAGAAAGCGTGACGGACTACTCCAAGAAGAACATTCTCGGTGAGTATGCCACCTTGGATTCCTTCCTCCGTGCCTGGAACTCCGAAGAGAAGAAGCAAGCCATCATCGACGAACTGCAGGAACGCGGTGTCCTTCTGGAAGCACTACGGCAGATCGCCGGGAATAAGGACATTGACGATTTCGACCTCATCTGCCACATTGCCTACGATAAGGCACCGTTGACGAAGGCAGAGCGGGCGAACAATGTCCGCAAGCGTGGATACCTCTACAAGTATTCCGGCTTGGCACAGGAGGTTCTGAGTGCGCTGCTGGACAAATACATGAACGAGGGCATTCAGGACATCGAGAACCTCGAAATCCTGTCCAATGACCCGTTCCGCAAATTCGGCACACCCATGAAGATAGCAAAGCTGTTCGGCGGCAAGAGTGGATACATTCAAGCCATCCGTGATTTGCAGAAGGAAATATACGCTGCGTAAGGAGAGCATAAGATATGAGTTTAAATAACCTGGTAAAACGACTGCAGGACATCATGCGGAATGACGCAGGCATCAACGGTGATGCACAGCGCATCGAGCAGATGGTTTGGATTCTCTTTTTGAAGGTATATGACGCCAAGGAAGAGATCTGGGAGTTTTACGATGAGAATTACACCTCCATCATCCCGGAGGAGCTGCGCTGGCGCAATTGGGCCGTTGACCACAAGGACGGCAAGGCGCTCACCGGCGATGCTCTTCTGGACTTCGTGAACGGAAAGCTGTTCCCGACCCTCAAAGCCATCGAAATCGATGAGAATACTCCCATGAGCCAGATCATTGTCCGCACGGCTTTCGAGGACAACAACAACTACATGAAGGACGGCATCCTGCTCCGCCAGGTTATCAATGTCATTGATGAGATCGACTTTGAAGAGTACGAGGACCGTCACGCCTTCGGTGAGATTTACGAAACGATCCTCCGCAGCTTGCAGAGCGCCGGTAACTCCGGTGAATTCTACACGCCCCGTGCTGTCACGGACTTCATGGTGCAGATGATCAAACCCAAGCTCGGTGAGTCCATTGCGGACTTCGCCTGCGGCACCGGCGGCTTCCTTACCTCTGCGCTGAAGGTGCTGGATGCCCAGGTGCAGACTGTCGAGGACAGAACGGTTTACAGCAACTCCATCTACGGCATTGAAAAGAAGGCGCTGCCGTTCCTTCTGTGCGCCACAAATATGCTGCTCCACGACATCGACAATCCTCGCATCATCCACGGCAACAGCCTGGAAAAGAATGTGCGTGAGTACAAGGAGAGCGACCGCTTCGATGTCATTCTGATGAATCCTCCATACGGTGGCAATGAAAAAGAGGGCGTGAAGCAGAATTTCCCGGCTGACCTCCGCAGCAGCGAAACCGCAGACCTCTTTATGTCTGTCATCATGTATCGGCTGAAGCAGAACGGCCGGTGCGCCATCATTCTGCCGGACGGCTTCCTGTTCGGCACGGATAATGCCAAGATGGCGATCAAGGAAAAGCTGCTGTCCGAGTTTAACCTCCATACGGTCATCCGTATGCCGCACAGCGTTTTTGCGCCGTACACCTCTATCACGACAAATATTCTGTTCTTTGACCGGACGCATCCCACGACGGAAACCTGGTTCTACCGTTTGGATATGCCGGAGGGATACAAGAACTTCTCCAAGACGAAGCCCATGAAGCTGGAGCACTTTGCCCCGGCCATCGAGTGGTGGGACAATCGTGAGGAGATCACCATCGACGGCTTCGACAAGGCGAAGAAGTACACCGTCGAGGAACTGAAAGCACGAAGCTATAACATCGACCTTTGCGGCTATCCTCACGAAGAGGAGGAGATCCTGCCGCCGAAGGAACTTATTCAGCAATACCAGGAGAAGCGGGCCAGCTTGAACGCCGACATTGACCGCATCCTTGCCCAGATCACCGATATCCTTGGCATTGACATTACGGAGGAGGGCGACGAATGACTGCGCAGCAACTGAAAAACTCCATTCTCCAGATGGCTGTTCAGGGCAAGCTCGTGCCGCAAGACCCGAATGACGAACCCGCCAGCGTTCTGCTGGAACGCATCCGTGCGGAGAAAGAGCGGCTCATCAAAGAGAAGAAAATCAAGCGTGAAAAGAACCCATCCGTTATCTTCAAAGGTGCCGATAATACTCCTTATGAGAAAATCGGCGATGAAGTACGGTCGCTGGCCGATGAGGTCCCGTTTGACATCCCCGATTCGTGGGAGTGGGTGCGGCTCGGAAGCATCGTCTATAACCGTGGTCAGATCACACCCAGTACAGATTTCTGTTATATTGATATTGGCTCTATCGACAACAAAAATCAGAAGCTCAATCCAACGGACACGGTTATAGCCCCAGACAAAGCTCCTTCACGAGCTCGAAAGCTGGTCGCCAAAGGCGATGTCCTCTATTCAACAGTTCGCCCTTATCTACATAATATGTGCATCGTGGACAGGGATTTCTCGTGTATTCCGATTGCGAGTACCGGCTTTGCGGTTTTGACCTGTCATGCAGAACTGTACAACAAATTCCTGTTCTATTACATGATGTCACCGGATTTCGACGCTTATGCCAATAACACGGACAATGCCAAGGGCGTAGCTTACCCAGCGATTAACGATGACCGCTTATATAAGGCATTAATTCCCATTCCGCCCTTAGGAGAACAATTCAGAATTGTTTCAGCCATTGAAAGCGTTGATGCGTCCATTCGAGATTACGGGGCCAAGGAAGAGGCACTTCGCACCCTCAATAGTTCCTTCCCAGAAGCCCTCAAGAAGTCGATACTGCAAGAGGCAGTCCAGGGCAAGCTGGTACCGCAAGACCCGTCTGACGAGCCTGCAGAGGCTCTGCTGGAGCGTATCCGGGCTGAGAAACAGCGGCTCATCAAAGAAGGCAAAATCAAAAAGGACAAGCACGAATCCGTCATTTTCAGACGGGATAATTCTCATTATGAAAAGCGTGGCTCAGAAGAGGTCTGCATCGACGATGAGATACCATTTGAAATACCCGATAGCTGGACTTGGGCGCGACTTTCGTCGTTTGGTGTTTTCAGCAGTGGCAAGACACCATCAATGTCAAACCCGCAGTTTTGGAATGGTAACATACCGTGGGTGACTTCAAAGGATATGAAGCGTCCGGTGATTACAGACTCTGAAATGCATATCTCTGAGTTGGCAGCGTCAAGTATGCAATTGTACCCGGCTGGGACGCTCCTTCTTGTTGCTCGAAGCGGCATTCTGAAAAGATTGCTCCCCCTGTGCAAGCTGGGCATCGACAGCACCATAAACCAGGATATAAAAGCCTTCTCGCTTTATGATATCGAGCTGTCCGAGTGGCTGTTCTACGGAATTAAAGCCTTTGAGCCGTACATCCTCAAAGAGCTGGTGAAATCAGTCACAACGGTAGAGAGCCTCAAATTTGATGAGTTTTCAGCCATGCTCATTCCTGTACCGCCACTGTCAGAACAGAGACGAATTATAGCCGCAATTAAAACAGCGATGAACCTACTGACACCCTTGTCCAGCAACCCGTTATTCTCATTATGAGAAGTTGGACGGCGTGGAGCGCTGTATCGACGATGAACTTCCCTTTGAGATACCTCAAAACTGGTGCTGGGTTCGGTTTGGAACCGCAATCACTCTGCTGTCCGGAACAGATTTTGCGCCAGACGAGTATAACAGTGTCGGAAAAGGTATTGCCTACATTACGGGGGCCAGTAATATTGTTGACTCTCAAATACTTGTGAATCGCTGGACTGAAACACCGCGACAAATCGCACACGAAGGCGACATTTTACTTGTCTGTAAAGGTTCGGGGTATGGCAAAACCGTTATTTGCAATATTGAACAAGCGCATATTGCTCGGCAAATTATGGCGGTGCAAAAATGCAACTTGCTCGATATGCAGTACACAAAATTATTTTTGGATTCGAGTTTTGACCTCCTTAAAACAAAAGGACAGGGCGTAATCCCTGGCATCGATCGCACAAGCGTCCTGCACCTGCTCTTTCCATTGCCGCCTCTAAATGAACAGCACCGCGTCGTCCAGCGGATTGAAGAGCTACTCCCGCTGGTCAAAGGGCTGTAAAAGGAACACGGTATAATATCATAGTGAAAGGAGGTCTTTCACTATGATAGAAGAATTCGAAAGACACTTGAGAGGCACAAATCTCTCGGAAAACACGATATCCTCGTACCTTTTTGCCATTCGGCAATACAGCTCGCAGTACGACGGTATCACGAAAAAGCACCTGCGGGCGTATAAGGTGTGGTTGATAGAAAACTACAAGCCTAAGACTGTCAATCTGCGTCTGAGGGCAATCAACTGCTACTTGGAGAGCACCGGCAAAGAGAGCTGGAAAATGCCGTTTGTGCGAGTGCAGCAGAAAGCCTTTCTCGAAAATGTCATCAGCGAGGCTGACTATGAGTATTTCAAAACCTGCCTCAAACGGGATGACGAGCTGTTCTGGTATTTTGTAATACGCTTTCTGGCCGCAACCGGCGCACGGGTCAGCGAGCTCATACAGATCAAGGTGGAACACATCAAGCTTGGGCATTTGGATTTGTACTCGAAGGGCGGTAAGCTCCGACGAATATACATACCAAAAGCTCTGCAAAATGAAGCCCTTTCTTGGCTGAACGATAAGCACCAAGAAAGTGGCTTCATTTTTTTGAACAAATACGGGGACAGAATCACCACCAGAGGCATCTCAGGGCAGCTAAAAAAGCTGGCAGTCCGATATGGTATCGACCCGGTGGTCATTTACCCACACTCTTTCCGCCATCGCTTTGCAAAGAGCTTCTTGGAGCGTTGCAACGACATCGCATTCCTCGCCGACCTTATGGGGCATGAAAGCATTGAAACCACCCGCATTTATCTCCGCAAAACATCGACCGAGCAACAAGCCATCGTTGATGAGGTCATAGACTGGTAAAAAGAAACCAGGCATACGCACGGCTATGGCGTATGCCTGGTTGTTACATTTTATCTATTATGGCAAATGCACGGACAAGATTTTCAACAATACGTAATTGCTCATTCGCCGGAGGAAGTGGAAGTAGCATCTTTGTGAGTGTCTGTCCATTACAGTTCGGCTGTGCAGTTGCGGTCGTCCCGCTTTTTAACTGTTGCCAATATAGCGGAGACTCCATAAAAAACTTCAAGTATTGCGGGCAAAGAAGCGAACTATAGCGAGTACGAATCAAGTATCCAGCATAAATGGATTCACACGGCACTTCGCTAACAAGAAACGATTTTCCTACCGTTCCGCCGGTTCGTGCAAACAGAATATCGTTGGGTTGAAGCAGATATGTTGGAATATCAGAATCTTCGATATCACAAAACGGGACAGAACTCCATGCAACAGTATTTTCGTGGATATCGCTTATACGAACCATTCTGATGCGCCCTTCCTGCTTTGCAGGTGCATTGTACCCGTATTGGATGGATTCTGCGATTGATCCCCATCGCACCCATGCCCACGATTCCGGTATCTCAAAGGGAAGTTCATCGTCGATACAGCGCTCCACGCCGTCCAACTTCTCATAATGAGAATTATCCCGTCTGAAAATGACGGATTCGTGCTTGTCCTTTTTGATTTTGCCCTCTTTGATAAGCCGCTGCTTTTCCGCCCGGATACGCTCCAGCAGAGCCTCTGCGGGCTCGTCAGACGGGTCTTGCGATACCAGCTTGCCCTGGACTGCCTCTTGCAGTATCGACTTCTTGAGGGCTTCTGGAAAGCCTGTGTTGAGAGCTGTTAATTTCTGTTCAGCTTTGTCGTAGCTGTGGAGGTATGGCAGCAGCCTATTCACAGCATCCACAATGCGGGTTTGTTCCGATAATGGTGGAAGCGGAAAAACGATCGTATTCAGTGCCGTTTGCACCAGGTGCTTAATCGTCATTCCCTTGCTATAAGCATCAAGAATCTGATTTCCCTTATAGCACTCCAACAGAAGCTGAAAATAATGAGGATTTATCCCGCCGTAGAACCTCACACGGTGGAGGGCGTTTTGGTAGTACATCTCTTGTGTGGATTCCCAAACTGCAGAACGGCCAACATCGCCACCCTCGCAGATTAGGAGGTCACCAGGTCTTAAGAGATATTTTGGCAA